AAGCTATTAAGAGTATCACTTCTTTTGTGGGTGATATCTTCAGTTTTGTGGTTTCACCTTTTGGCGCATTGGATACACCAGACCTTAATCCAGAAGCATTAGCATCCGGAGTAAAAGTCACAAAACCAGGCACCAACAACGGCATACCTGTTGTGTATGGTTTGAGAAGAGTTGGTTCAACACCTATATTTGCGGAAACAAACGGCACAAACAACAAATATCTGTATGTGGTGTATGCTATCTGTGAAGGAGAAATCGAAGGTATCAACAGAATTAAAATTGACGACAATGAAATATATCCTAAACTGAATGCCAATGATGTCTACACAGCAGGCACAATCTACACCACTTCATCAGGCACATAGTCAGGAAGATTAAAATTTCAACTGTTCTACGGCACTGAAGCACACTCACAAAGTGGATTGATGAATGAAACTCCAAATTGGAAAACACGACAAAGAAAATTACCAGGAGTTGTGTATGCCGCAATGAGATTTGAATGGAAGGTCAGCACACAAGCAGAACAAGAAAGTAACCCTTTTGGTGGTGGTCTACCCAATGTTACATTTGATGTGTTTGGCAAAAAAGTTTACAATGTGACCACACACTCAGGTGGTGCCAATGTGCCAGATGTGTATGACAATCTCACAAAAACATGGAGTGACAATCCTGCCAACTGTCTACTCGACTACATGATGAATCCGAGATTCGGAGCAGGGTTTGATAGAACAGAAATGGACGCTGATTCATTCAAAATAGCGGCAGACAAATTTAATCAGTCAGTAAGTTTTAACAGTGAATATTCAGGCAAAATTATGCGATTCAACAGTGTTATCAATCCTGAAAACAAAATTATAGATTGTGTAAGACAGATATTAACAGGTGCTAGAAGCATCATGCCATATGTGCAAGGTCGATACAAAATAAAAGTTGAAGACGGTGGTAATGCTACCGACATCACATCAGCAACTATCAGTGTTGCTTATGATGTGACAGAAGATGTGTTGGTCGGTCCAATCACTTTGGGAGGCGAACAAAAAGCAACAAAATTTAATCAGGTGTTGGTAAATTATACTGATCCAGATTTAGAATTTTCATCACAGCAGGTATTTTATAACGAAGCAGGTGACAAATTGTTGGATGACAATGAAGATTTAACAGGAGAATTTACATTTGAATCTATAGCAAATCCTTTAATTGCCAAAGAAATGGCAAGAATGATTTACAAAAAATCAAGAGCACAAAGAACGATTTCGTTTGAAGCAACACAAGAATTAATGAACATTGAACCTGGTGACATAATAAGAGTTACTGACGAAATATTAGATCTCAACAATCAAACTTTTAGAGTGAACAACATCACAATGAATGTGGATATGACTGTGAAAATAGAAGCAGTAGAACACGATGCCACAGTTTATCCGCATGTGGTTGGCGAACAATATGAAATCACTCCGCCATTGTATCTTCCTAAAGAATATCATGGCAAACCTTATCAACGACCAATATATGATCCGCCTAGAGCATTCGGTCAGGACCCCGGTGATCCAAGTGATCCTTTTGATCCAGGTGATCCTCCTACACAACCAGCACCAATCACCAATTGGTATGCTCCAGCATCGTCAACCAGCACTTGGTGGTATGCTCAATATCCAGCAACATACACCACATCGCCCATGCTAAGAATCAGTGCTTATGGCACAGGCAATCCTGGAGATGAAATGGTTAGATTTTTTGGACAATTTGGTGTAACATGGTGGGACAGAGAAGGTTGGCCATTGCCTTATAATTGCCAAAATGCTTACATGAGTTTTCATCGTCCTACAGAACCGGGCATCACACACATTAGATTTAGAATTTACCAAGCAGATCAATTGAGATTGGATAAGAAAATTCCTTGGACCTATGATCCTGTGGGTGATCTAGCATTACCACAAGCAGTCGAAGTGCCACTCAATGGGGCATTTGATTACAGTGTAATGTATTATAACGAACCACAAGATTTATCTTATGAGATAGGCGGTAATGTGGATTGGACAGGATTCAGCAGTCATAGGTATAGACTGCGTGGAGAAACCAAAGAAAGCAGTTCTATCGAAGGTTACATAAATTATTTGAAAGACACAAACACAACAATTATAAGTTCAGGAGGCGGAACAGATTTATCCGGTTAATGTATGGCAGGAAATGGTTTTTACGATCCAGTAGATAGAGTTTACAGACCCAAGAGTAGTGAAACTTGGACATCTTATTCTACATGGGACAGTTGGACAGACTGGGATGGCACACCAGATGTTTCATCACCATTAGAATTTACCACAAAAGTGTTTGATGCAGGAGATATAAATTTCACAGCAGTTTTGGTAGAATATGAAGCGGCTAATCCTGTCACCACACAAATATCATATGGCAACACTTTAAGCAGTGGTTCGATTGTGTCACCTACAACAACCACAATATATCCAAATGATTCAAATGTGCCTTTATTAGAAGGCAGATATTTTCAAATCACAGCATATCAAGATCAGGATTCACCCAGTCTATCATTTCCACTGTTTCAAAGCATTGATGTTGAAGTTAAAAGTTCTTCATTCACAGAATTAGAAACAGGTAGATTCAGCAACAAGGACACCAGCACACTGTCAGGCAGTGTAGGACAACGCACAGTCAGTATCACAAACATTGGCAAGGCTGTTAATGTATTTGTGCAGATACACTCAACAGGATTGACAGGCACGCAGACACCTGTGTGTTATGTGGACAAAAGCGGCACAGATCCTGTGTTAAATATATTTGACGCAGATGCGTTTGGCAAAAGAACCAGAATGGATGTCACAGCAGACATCATTGTGGATTATATGCCTAAATTAACAAGCGATGAATTCGGCAACATAACGGAGAGTGCATAATGGCGTGGCCCACAAGCAAACCAACAACATCAGCATTTGACAATGCAGACGACAGCATAGCAACCAGCAGAGCAGAACTGGAGACCATGTCCACAGCAGTGAACGACATTGTGGATTTCATAGATACCACCAATATTGCCAACAACAAAATTTTAAAATACAATTCAACATCAGGCGCACTAGAATTTGTGAATGAAGGTGCCAGTGGCACAGTGACCAATCCATTAACAGCAGATTTGGATGTAGACACTTACAAATTAAAATCAACTACCAGTCAAGTAGTGGTTGAAAGTCATTCTACAAACCCTATAAAATTACACGCCAATGAAGTTCATCTTGATGTTCAAGCAGGATCAGGCACAAGTTCACCTACTCTAGAATTTCAAACCAGTTCAACTGGTGCTGGGACGATCAGAAACGACAACTCTGCAAACAACATAATTTTATTTGGCACAGGTGGTGGACTACTGACAACATCTAATGGTCCAATTATATGGCGAGGCACAGGATATCAAATCGGAAATATAGCAGGCACTGGTTATGCCTTACCTGCATCGATCGGAACAAGTAATCAGATTTTAACTGTTAGTGGTAATTCTTTGGTGTTTACTACCTTGGATATTGCTTTAGACACACAACCAGATTTAGGCGGTGACTTGAACACACAGGGCAACAAAATTGTATCCAATTCAAGCACCAACATTTTTTTAGAACCAGGCACTGGCGGCAAAGTTAGATTACACGATGCTTACAATATGCCTGATGCAGATGGCGGTGCTTCTGGAAATATTATAAAGACAGATGGCGCCGGTAATTTAAGTTTTACTAACAACATTGTGGGTCTTGATACCAGTCCAGAACTGTCGGCAAATTTAAATGTGAGTGGTTATGGACTTTTCAGTAACTCTGGATACAATATACCGTTAACACCAGGCACTGGAGGCAAGGTGTTATTGCATAATGTATACTTTATGCCAACAGCAGATGGCACCAACGGACAAGCCATTGTGACAGACGGTGCTGGTAATTTAAGTTTTGCCACAATATCGGGTGGTAGTGGTGGTGTCACAGACATCAACGCAGGCAACAACATATCTGTCAATGAAGAATCACCAGGTGGTGTAACCGTTTCTTTGGCAGATCCATTGACAAATCCTGTTGATGCCAACAATCAAGCAATCAGTAATCCAGTTATCAGAGGTTACAATGAACACATCAACACTGGACTATCAACTTCGGGCACCATAACACCAGATGTGGCAGACGGCAATGTGGCAGTGATTACATTGAGTGGTGCTATAACCATAAACACATTAGGTAGTGTTGCCAATGGTGACAGCATGACGATTATTTTGAAACAACCCGCTTCAGGAGGGCCACACACTCTTTCAAGCTCAATGAAGTTTGCAGGAGGCACAAAAACTTTATCAACAACCGCCAATGCAATTGATGTGATGACTGTGTTTTATGACGGCACAGATTACATTGCATCTTTAAGCACAAACTTCAGTTAAATGGTGTATTACAGCGTCATAGAGCTCGTTACAAGGGCCAACAAACAAAAACAGGAACAACTGTGTATGATGACCAAAATTATAAATAAAAACA